GATCAGGCCGTTGAAGATTCCCTTCACGAAGTCACCGATGGCCTGGAAGGCGTTGTTGATGGGGGTGGTCACGTTCTCGGAGAACCAGGTTCCTGCGGCCTGCCAAATGCTGCAGATGTAGGCCCAGAGGTTTGCGAAAAATCCGCCGATGCTCTCGACGATGGGGGCGAAGAAGTTCACCAGGGGCTGGATCACGTTGAGGTTGAACCAGCCGGAGACGGTCGCCCAGATGCTCTGGATGGAAGTCCAAAGGCCGGAGAAAAATCCACCGATGATGCCGGGGATGGGGGCGAAGAAGTTCACCACGGGGTCGATGACGTTGGTCTTGAACCAGCCGGAGACCGCCGCCCAGACAGCCTGGATGATGATCCAGCAGCCCTGGAAGAAGCCGCTGATCCACTGAACGATGGGAGCGAAAAAGTTTACCAGCGGGTCGATCACCTTGCTCTTAAACCAGCCGGAGACTGCCGACCAGATGCCCTGGATGGTGGCCCAGAGGTTTTTGAAAAATCCGGCGATGGCCGAGGCTGCGTTCTTCACGAAGCCGACGATGGCACTGGCCACCGAATTAACGAAGTTGCGGAAGCCCTCGCATTTTGTGTAGAGGACTACCAGGATGGCGATCACGGCGGCGATGGCCGTCACGATCAAAACGATGGGGTTTGCCATGAGAACGGCGTTCAAGGCTCCGAATGCCTTTGTCACCGCTCCGGTCACGGTGGCCCATCCTGCCTGGGCCAGCTGCGCCAGCGTCACCTGCCCTGTGAATAGGGCGGTCAGCGTTTCTCCGAGGGTCAGCGTCCCGTTGAATGCCGCCTGTGCGATGGTGGCCCCCTGGGCGCTGGCCTTGAAGAGCGCCAGCGTCACCTTGGCCTGCTGGAATCCCTGAATCATGCTCTGCAGGGCTTTCCCGGCCTTGAATGCTCCGTAGACCGCAGCCGCTGCGATCAGCACCTCTTTGAACTCCAGGGCGGTGATGACGACCGAGCCGAAGGCGTCCACCAGATCCAGGACGGCGCTGATTGCCGTGGGAAGCGCCGTGTCGATGATCCAGTTGAGTGCGGGCTGCACCGCCTCGAAGGCGGCGGTCAGCTGCCCGGAAAGGACGGTGAATATCTCCTGCGCCTTTACGCCGATGGATTCCAGCTTTGGCCGGATCATCGTGAAGATTGCCAGCGCCTTGCTCTGCACCGTTCCGATGAAGCCGGAGACCGTTCCCTCTGCGGAGGCTATCTTGTCGCTGAGCCAGTCCAGTCCGGTGGAGGCTGCGCCCAGCACCTTGTTCACCACGGGCAGTAGGTAGTTGCCGATCTGGATTTTCAGGGCGGCGATCCGGTTTTCGTAGAGCTGGATGTTGTTCGCGGTGGTGGCGGCTCTGGCGGCGTACTCTGCATCCATGCTCCCGGCATAGAGCTGGGCGTCTGCCACCATCTCGAACCGCTCCCGCAGCACGTCGAGGTTGGTCAGGAGCGGGGCGATGGCCCCGACGGATTCCTGGCCGAAGTAGTTTTTCAGGGCGGCGGCCTGCTCCGCCTCCGGCAGCTTGCTGACTGCCTCCAGGAAGGTGAGGATGGCCCCCTCCGCGTCGGTCTGCATCCGCTCCGCCATCTCGGTGGCGTCCAGGCCCAGCTGCTGAAGCACGGTGGCCTGCGCTTTTGTGGCCGAAGATCCGGCCACCATGGTGGTGGCCAGCTTTCTAATGCCGGTTGCCGCCACGTCCTGCTGGACGCCGACGCCTACCATGGTGGAGCCGAGGGCGGCGATCTGGGCGGCTGAGATGCCTGCCACGTCGCCCAGCGGCCCCACCGCTGTCACGATGGTGGAAATCTCCGAGGCTGTGGATGCGCTGTTGTTCGATAGGTAGTTGATTTGGTCTGCGAGGGCTGTGACTTCCTCCTGGCCCATGCTGAAGGAGGTACGCCACTTCGCCATCCAGTCACCCGCCTGTTCGGCGGTGGTGTCAAAGGCCACTCCCATTTTGGCGGCGGTCTCTGTGAATGTGGTGAGTTCGTCTGCGGCAATGCCTGCGGTACCTGCTGCTGCGGTGATTGCTGCCAGATCCTCTGCCGCCATGGGGATGTCCTTCGACATTTGGACGATGGAGTCCGACATGGCGTAGTAGGAGTCGGTGAGGTTCCCGTTTTCATCTCGCAGGCCGTCTACGACCTTTGCGACGTCGGCCATGGCGCTCTCGAAGTCCACCGCCGCCTGGACGGAGTCTGTCACGAATTCCCCTATCTTCAGCGCCCCCCAGGCTGCGGACGCGATTGCCGCTGCCTGCTTTGCGATCTGGCCGAGGCCGCTGATCCGGTTCTCTGCGGCCCCCATGGCGCTGTTGAAGGAGGAGGCGACAGAACCGGCGATCTTCACTGCAAGGCTGTATTCTTTTCCCCTACTTGCGCTTGCCACGTTTTGCCGCCTCCTTGCTTATCTTGATGACCTCCTTTGTGGTCTCGACGAGGTCTCCGATGGTCATCCGCATTAGGTCGGTGAATCCTGAATGGAGCGTCATGGAAAGACGGACGCATAGCCTACGGAGGTCTTTCCCGTCCTCCGGGGTCAGTCCTCTCCGTAGAAAAAACTGGTCACCCGGTTTTTGACCTTGATGGCGTCCTTCGGGGGAAGCCCCTTGAAGAACTCGACGGGCTGGCCGGAGGCTCTGGCGGCGATGAACTGGACATACTCCACGGTCATCTCCGGGAGCGGGGAGAAGACGCCGGTACGCATCAGGTGCTTCTCTGCGGCGATCATATCCTCTGCGGTGAGGCTGTCCAGGCCGGACAGGTCGATCTCCGAGTAGGTCTGCCCCTCGAACTTGTAGGGCTTGCTGAGTTTGACCAGCGTGGTGGCCTCCGCCTCGCTGGCAGGAGCCTCCACGGCGGCGGTATTGGTGATGGGCTGTTCCATGTCTCTTTCCTCCTATGGCTCAGGTGAGCTGCTTGATCTTCGACAGGACGTCGTTCCCGTTTACCTTGTAGGTGGGATTGATCTTGTCGATCTCGATCATCGACTTGCCGTCCATCTCCACCAGGACGTAGGTCAGCTCCAGGGTGATGGTGCTGTCCATGCTGCCCCGCTGGCGGACGGTTCCGATGTTGACGTTCTTGGGCTTGCCCCGGAAGACCACCCTCATGCCCATGTACTCCGTGGCCTGGGTGGAGGCTGCGGCGTACTGGATGGCTCCCCGCAGTGTCAGCTCCAGGGGCTGGGTGGGGTCGACCATGTTGAAATAGTCCCGGTTGATGCAGCGGAAGGGGATTTCCTGCTCCATGCTGCCGAAGTGGCCGGGGGTGGGGGCCTCGTACTCACCAAGGATACCGGCCCCGGAGACGGTGGAGGTCATGCTCTCAAACGGGGGCATTTCCACTTCGCCAGTGATGCCGCCGAGCTTGTTGCCGGTCAGGTACATATTGAAGTCGTGGATGGCTTCAGGGATTCCTACGATTGCCATTTAGATCAACCTCCAGTCAGAGCGCTCTGCAGAGCGTCGGGATCGAACTCCAGCGTATTGAGGATGTCCTCCGCCGGAACGTAAGGGGCGAGGTGCTGGTGGAAGGTCAGCTTCCCGTTGATCAGGTCGGTCACCGAGTTTTCCTCTGCGATGAACTCAATTCGGGCTGCGGCGCACTTGTCCTGGGCAACGTAGGCGTTGCCACGGATGTTCTCTGCGTCGACGATACTCTCAATGAGGCGGCGGTTCGCCGGGTCGTCCACCTTCTGTGCATAGGTCAGGATGAAGCTGTTCCCCCACCAGCTGAAGAACCGGCGGCAGCAGAACCACATATCCTTGGGGTCGGTGTTGGCCGGATAGGCGGCGGTGCGGTTGCCCCAGGTTCTCCAGCCGTTGTTGTTGAGGGCGGTGGAGACGCCGAAGCTGTTCACCACGTTGGCCTGCAGCTGATCCAGCAGGACTTCCTTGCTCCAGGTGCCGCCGGTGCCGTCGGCGTTCTCCGTGTAAACGGCGTCGGCCAGGACGGTGCCGGTGATGCCGACCAGCTCATTGGAGGGGGAGAGGTTGGGCACGTCATCGTTGTTCGCGTCCAGGTAGGCGGTCAGTGCCGCCATGACGGCGCTGTACCAGAACTTGATGGAGCCGGAAACCACGCAGGGCCAGAGGGCCATGATGTGCTCGCTGTTGCATCCGGCGCTCTCTTTGGTGGTCTTGACGTCGCTGTACGCGGTGCAGCCGCTGGGGGTGCTGTCGATGTCCACGAAGCCCTCGCAGGAGAAGTAACCGTTGATCTCCTGGCACTTCGCGGCCAGGACGATGCCCACGTCGGGGATATGGCTCCAGCCGGGGGCGATAATCAGGCCGGGGGTCATGCCGAACTTGGGGTAAACCTGGCGGAGCACTTCAAAGCCGCTCTCCGCGCTCCCGGCAGAGGCTCCGATGATGTCATCCGCATCCACAACGGTGGGGTCGATGGAGGTGGAGGAGACCTTCAGCCCCGTGGCCTCCGCTCCCCTGCCTCCTGCGACCAGGGTGATGACCAGGTTGCCGTCATCGTTGAAGGAGAGGACGTAGTCGGTCTCAACCTCCAGAGCGGTATCGTCAGCCTCTGTCTTGACCTGGACGGTGCCCGGCAGGATGCCGGTGATGGGGATGACGGCCTCCATGCTCTCCACGGGGTAGGTAGCCTCCACGTTTTCCTTCTTGTGCTTCTTGGGGTCGAGCACGTTCACGAAAATGACCGGGGCCACGTTCACCAGCTTAAAGCTGGCATACATGGAGGCGCAGAGGGTGTAGAGGTAGTGGCCGTCTTCGTCCTTTTCCTCGCTGTAACCGAGCTTGCTGACGGCCTCTGCCCAGTTGTAGGCAATGACCGGGGTGTTGGTCACTTTGTAGGGGTCATCCGCCATGTTGATGGGTGCGGTTCCGAAAACCACCTGCAGCCCCGCCGTCCCGGTGATGGGGGCGACGATGCTGGTGGCTCTTTCCTGCACCCGGACGCCATGCTGGTATGCCATGGTTAGTTCGCTCCTTTCTGAATTGTGGCGCTCTCCGCGAGCGCCCTCTGGTAGAGGGTGTAAACGCCGCCCTCCCCCCGGCTGATCTGGGCCATGGCGTCAGCCAGCTTGGAGATCGGGACGCAGAGACCGGCCATGTACGGCGCTGCCTTGATGGCTGCTTCCAGCCCCTTCGGCTTTTCGCTGTAGACCGTGTTCCGCGTGGCCACGCCGAGGATGGTGGGGCCGACGTAAACAAATTTTGTCTGCGGCTCCGCAGCCGCCTTTCGGGTTGATTTCCTTGTACTCATACGAGTTCGCTCCATTTCGCTCTGGGGGCCGGGGCATGGAAGACCAGGTTCACGGCCCCGTAGAAGTAGGGGTAGCTCGGCTCATCCTGCAGCGCCCAGTTGAACGGGTCGGCGCAGACAAACTCCTTCAGCGCCGGCGTTTCCTCGTAGTGTTGCTGGATGCGTTCGATGATCTCCAGGACGGATTCATGGCCTTTGTTCTCCAGGCTGTCTTCAAAGATGCCGATCACCAAAATGACCGAGATTTTGTGCGGGTCGGTCTGGGTCTCGATTCCGCCGCTGTCAATGCGGACGATGATGTAGGGGAATGGGTCGGTGTCATCGTCGCTCTCTAGCTGCGGCAGGAACTGCGGGTAAAGGCCGGGGGACGCCATCTTCCCATCCGGGGCCTTGAACTGATCGGTTGCGAAAAGCTCCCGGAGGTCTTCCATGATGGCTTTTTGAAGCTCTCTTGCGGTCATGTGGCGCTCACCACCTTGTCGATTTCCCTTCGGATGTTATCCATGAGGTTGCTGTAAATCTCCGGGCGAAGGACGCCGAAGACCTTCTTCTCGTCCCCGATCATTTTGGGGGCCGAAATGGAGAGCAGCTTCTTGATCTGCGTCATATCTGCGCTCCGGCCCCATTTCTCCTGTCGGGAACTCCGGCCGCTCGCGGTCTTGTACGTCTTCCCATACTGACGCTGAACGATGGCCTGGTGGCCGCTGGCGAAGGTTGCAAGGAACGCCTTTGCCTTATTTCCCTTGCGGGATTGGATCAGCTTCAGCGTTCCGCCGGTCGTGATCTGCACCTTAGCGCCGCTTCTGGGGGTGGTCGCCTTGAACTTCTTAAGCTCCAGCGTCCCCCCGGTGACGGTGATGGTGGCCTCCGGCTTCGAGACTGTGGCCCGGCCCAGCTTCATGGATGAATTGAGCGCGGACTTCTTCGCCATGTATTCCTCTTTGGCCTTGTCGGCCAGATCGGAGCGGGCCTGCTTCGCAGTGGCGTTGACCGCGTTCTTCAGCACCTTCCTGCTTTGGCCCTTCATGTCCCCCAGGGCCTTTTCGATGGTCTGAAGGACGGCTTCGTCAAACTCGAAGCGGATCATGCCGTCCTGAATACGAGTCTTCATGCTCATCTGCTCCGGTTCGCCTCCAGTGTGATGCCGTAGATGCCGCTCTCATCGGTGGCGTCCACTATCGCATACCGCCTCCCGTCAACCGTTACCAGCTTGCCCTGGGCAGGGAGGGGGCCGAAGTCCTCCGCTGCGACGTACATGAAGTACTGGCGGACAAAGAGGCCGTCCATAGTGGATTTCATCTGCTTCTCCCGCTCCACGTGCTCGATGTCATCAAAGATGATCGTCATCGGCGTCCCGTTCACTTCGTGGGTCTCTCCGAATTCCTCCAGGTTGAGGAAGGTCTGCTTGATGTCGTTGTGAATAATATCCTTGAAGCTCAAGCTCTCCACTTGCCTCGCATCCTTTCTATGGTCATCGGTACTCTGCCCACCAGGTCATCCCCGCTGGCCTCCCCGCCCACTGCAAGGC